GTGAGAATATGAAGACTATCTTAAAGGATAACATCACAGCTCACGAGTTTGATAGACGTAGATTACGTATGTCTAACATTGGTAAGAAGGACAGACAGCTTTGGTATTCATATAATGGGTATAAAGGGGAAGAGTTACAGCCAGCCACTAGAATTAAGTTCCTATACGGACACCTTATTGAAGAGATGATTCTAGCGTTAACTAAACTTTCAGGACACGAAGTGACTGCAGAGCAGAAGAAAGTAGAAGTAGATGGTATTAAAGGCTCGATGGACTGTAAGATTGATGGTGTATTAACAGACGTTAAGTCAGCCTCTCCATTTGGATTTAAGAAGTTTAAAGATGGTAGTCTAATCAACGATGACCCTTTCGGTTATGTCGACCAGATCAAGGGTTATGCGTATGCTGAGAACACTACTGATGTAGGGTGGTTAGTGATGGATAAGACTAATGGTCACTTAACATACCTTAAGTATGATATGGCTGATGAATCACAATGGTATTGGTCTAAGTTAAACTTCTTTAGTATCACAGATAGAATCACTAATATCAAGAAGGTCGTTAAAGATGATAAGCCACCTACGAGATGCTATGAGCCCATTGCAGATGGAAAGTCTGGTAATGAGAAGTTAGCTGTAGGTTGTAGTTATTGTGCCTATAAGCACGAGTGTTGGGGCTCTGAGTTGAGAACTTTCTTATACTCTACGGGACCTAGATATCTAACTACTGTTAAGAGACAACCAAAGACTGTAGAGATTGATAAAGATGGTAATAGAATAAACGTACCTGATGGTGATGCTGAAGCTTTCTTTGGAACAGCATAATGAATAAGTACAGAAGTAAGTTAGAAAAGGAATGTCATTTACTGTTAGGTAAGGATTGGCTCTATGAGCCTCACAGAATCGCTTATACCATCAGAAAGAATTACACTCCCGATTTTGTTAAGGGTAACTGCTATATTGAAGTTAAAGGTTTCTTTAGATCTGGTGATAGACAGAAGTATAAAGCTATCGCAGAACAGCTTAGGTATGAAGGGAAGTATCTTGTATTCCTAATGCCTAGACCGAACTCTAAAGTGGCTAAGGGTAATAAGATTACCTACACTGAATGGTGTAAGAAAAATGATATAGCTATATTTTCAACTAAAGAAGTTAAGGAGTTAAAACAATGGACAACAAAGCAATAATAACAGGTGTTTCATTTTGGGATAAAGTAGAGGAGCAGAAGAGGTTAGCTAGGTTGGTCTCTGACGCTGATAGCACAACAGATAAGATTAACCCTAACCACTACAAACAAGGTAACATAGAAGTGATTGACTTTATCCTAGACCAAGAAATGAACTACTTAGAAGGTAACATCATTAAGTATGTGTCTCGCTACAAGCGTAAGAATGGGCTTGAAGACTTAGAGAAGGCTAGATGGTATATCGAGGAGTTGATAGATGCTAACTCTTGATGAACTGAAAGAGAGGATACTTGCAGAAGGGTATGATGAATGCCTAATCTGTGACATTCTTGAGCTTAGTAGTGAAGAACTCCTTAATTCATTTGAGGATAAACTGTTAGATAAACGTGGAGAATTTGAAGATGACGATGATAATGACGACTGAGAACTTTGTAATTTATAACCTTATTATGCTTACCTTCACTTGGTATCTATATACGAAACACGGTGAAGCATCTTATGATAATGGCTTTATGGATGCGGTTCAATTACATTCTGAAGGGAGACTTACTTATAACGTATCTTCTACTAATGAAGAGAAAGTTATTACTATCGAGGTGAGTGATGAAGAGTGAATACTTAGGTATAACTATAGATAGAGCTAAGGACAAGACACTTACGCCTCAGGCGGCAGAACTCATCAAGGGATACTATCTACGGGGTAAAGAGAAATCACCTCAAGAAGCGTATGCTCGAGCTTGTGTGGCTTATAGTGATGGTGATATGTATTTAGCTCAGAGGTTATATGATGCAGTATCTAATGGTTGGTTTATGTTTAGCAGTCCTATTTTATCTAATGCTCCTATGCCAGGAGAGGATGCTAAAGGATTACCCATCAGTTGTTTCTTATCTTACGTCCCTGATACTCTGGATGGTCTTATTGAGCATCAATCTGAGCTTGCTTGGCTTTCTGTTAAAGGTGGTGGAGTAGGTGGACATTGGTCAGACGTACGTGCAGTAAGTGATAAAGCACCATCACCTATACCATTTATTAAAGTAGCTGACTCAGCAATGACAGCATACAAACAAGGTCAAACAAGGAAGGGAAGTTATGCAGCGTATATGGACATCAGTCACCCAGATGTGGTGGAGTTTCTTAACATCAGAATTCCTACGGGAGGCGATAGCAATCGCAAGTGCTTTAACATTAATAACGCTATTAATATTACCGACACTTTTATTAGTAGCGTTGTCAACGGTAGTGACTGGGATTTGGTTGACCCTCACGATGATAGTGTCAGGGAGTCGGTTGATGCTAGAGAATTATGGGAAAGAATTTTGGACACACGTTTTAGGACAGGTGAGCCATACCTCAACTTCATTGATGAAGCGAATAGAAAATTACCTAAGGAGTTAAAAGATGCAGGACTTAAAATCAGAGGAAGTAATTTGTGCAATGAAATTCATCTTCCCACAAATGAAGATAGGACGGCAGTATGTTGCTTATCCAGCGTCAGCCTTGAGACGTTTGATGAGTGGAATCAAACATCGTTAGTAGGTGATTTAATCACTATGCTTGATAATGTACTCACTTGTTTTATTAATGATGCACCTCTATCACATATGCGTAAGGCTGTTAACTCTGCTTATAGGGAACGCTCATTAGGCTTAGGTGCTATGGGTTTCCATAGTTACTTACAATCTAGGAGCATCCCTTGGGAGTCAGCATTAGCAGTAGGTAAGAATAAGAAGATGTTTGCTTTAATTAAAGAGCAAGCAGTAGAAGCAACTAAAGCATTGGCTGATGTACGTGGTGAATACTTAGATGGCAAAGGTAGTGGCAGACGTAATAGCCATTTACTTGCAGTAGCACCTAATGCTAATAGTAGTATGATACTAGGTACATCACCTTCTATTGAGCCCCTTAAATCTAATAGCTTCGTACATAAGACACGCATTGGTTCACACCTAATTAAGAATAAACACCTTGAAGCAGTGATGGAAGAACACAGACTAAGACTAGGTAAGGATGAGGAGTGGTTAGCTAAAGAGTGGAGAGGTATTGGACATCACAACGGAAGTGTTCAACACCTTGATTATTTAACTGAGTGGGAGAAGGATGTATTCAAAACAGCATTTGAATTAGACCAACACTGGGTAGTACAACACGCCTCAGATAGACAAGAGCATATCTGTCAAGGTCAATCAGTTAACCTGTTCTTTCCAGCGGGAAGTGATAAGAATTATGTAAACACCGTACACTTGATGGCTTGGAAGGGTAAACTTAAGGGCTTGTATTACTTAAGAACAAGTGCTAACTCTAGTGCTGAGAACTTAGGACAGAGTGTACAGAGAGTGGCACTGAAGGACTTTATTGAAGGAGATGATGAGTGTTTAGCTTGTCAAGGATAAATTATGTTATTAGAAGAAAGTAAAGTTTACAAACCATTCACTCACGCTTGGGCAGTAGAGTATGCTGAACAGCACGAGGACCTCCATTGGACGGAGAAAGAGATTAACCTTAGTGATGATGTAACTCAATGGAAAGATGGTACTCTATCTGAAGCTGAGAAGAATCATATCACTCAGATACTTAGGTTGTTTACTCAAAGTGATGTTGTTGTAGCAGGTAATTATTGTGGCTACTACATTCCTAAGTTCCTGAACAACGAGGTACGTATGATGTTGATGTCGTTTGCGGCAAGGGAAGGTATTCACGCTAGGGCTTACGCTTTGTTGAATGACACACTAGGCTTACACGAGAAAGAGTATAGTACATTCTTAGAGTATGATGCCTTGAAAGAGAAGGTAGAGTTTATGAAGAACGCTGATGTACACTCACTACACGGTACAGCTATGTCATTAGCACTAACTGTATTTAATGAGGGTGTTAGTTTGTTTAGTGCATT